AAAGGAAAATCTTCCAGAAAATGTCATCATCCAAATAACAAGAACATCGTATTTTTCTAGCTCTTCATCTGTGATGTTCTCAATGAAACTTTTAAGTTGGTGTGAATCTGATGATCCCCCCATACCCAAGTTAATCAAATAATCATAATTCAGCTTCATTTGCAACCGCGGGGGCCAACCAAATGTATGAAATCTTTCTATGTTGGCACTATAAATTTCTGGAGTATATTCATTGATGTCATCGCTCCAACATCCAACACCTTCAGTGTTGCTGTCTCCCATGGTTATTAATAATTTAGGTTTCATAATTCTTCTATTCTCATGGCTTTGTCATCAACTAACGCATCATAGTGTATTTTTCCTAACACTAAACTATGAAATCGAACGTTCCATTCCAATAATTGATTTTTAGTGAGTTCATACAACATTGAATATACTACTGAAACATTTCCATTAAATTGAGACATTCCTCTAGCGGTGTATATGATGATAGTGTTTCCCTCATCATAAAGTTTATTGATTTTTTCTATGTTTTCAGGTAAAGGAATGCAATGACGATATTTCTCCACTCCCTTTACATGTTCCAGTGAAGTTGCCCTCGTACATAATGTATCATCTAAATCAACGGCTAGTATTTTCATATTAATGGACGATAGTTAAAATTTTCTCTTTCAAAACATCTACTATATCTATATCAGGCAAAACTAGTCTATTATAATTATAGTGTCCACAAATTTTAAAATAGCTGCCGGCTGCAGATAAATCATGCTCTGGTGTCACCCATTTTTTCCATAAGCTAGACGCATAACATATCTCGTCTGCCAGTAACAACTGCTCTGGTGTGAAGTGTTGGAGATACACACTATTCTCAAACACACTCAACTCTGGTCCTATGTTGATTGAAGATAACCCATGTTGGAACCGCACACTTCTTTGCTGTTGAGTAAGAAAATCTCCATTGTGTTCTTTGGATTTTTTGCCGAAATACCGGCAAACTTCTATGTCATCCTGAAGTTTTTTCAGATTGAACTGACCCGTGTTGATTTCTCGCACAACATCTAATCCCACACCTGATTGTATCACCACATACTCAATTTTCTGAAAAATATCATTTGACAACGTTTTTTTCAACTGGTCCACGAACCAAAACAAATCATCGGATGATAACGGAAAAATTGCCTGCTCTGTACCTACTTCAAAATGACAGTTAGGATTAATTGAGTTGATGAACAAAACATCTTCCAGCGTTTTTTCCAGCCCTTGCTCTTTCGAGGTGCAAATTTTCCATGGGTCAACGTGAATTAAATTGAAGCAAGAAGCGTCTGCTTTATACGAGTCTCTCCCATCATCGGAAACTGCGCCCTGTCCCGCACCGCCATGGTCTCGCTCGACTCGGACCCGCCCAGCAACATAATTTGAAAATTGTTCCGTGGTCCATCCTACATACCCGCCGTGATAATCTACTTGTCGGCGAGATGGCAAGAAGCCAATATCCGTTCTATTCAATTGTAGTACTGCATCCACGATGTTTTTAGACATGGGACAGATAAAATAACTAATATCATTCATCGGTGTGTTTAGTGATAGTGTTATACATAAAATTTGCAATTTTTAAATGGCCTTGGTCATTAAAGTGCCAGTCCTTTCCTGGCACCAGCCAATATTCTGGATGTTGTTGAATCCAGTCATACCATGTATCCAGAGTTTCGGGGGAGATTAAATTTTTAACTGTGTCTGTGTTTTCACAACTGTCCATTAGCCAAGTGTATACATTGAATCCAAATTTTTGTAGAGTAGCTATTTTAGTTTTCCAGCGTTCCTGGTTTTCCTCTATCAAGTCATTAAGAGGCCGCATCATGTCCTGCCAGTTAAATTCAGTATTACGAGAAATTATTGGGTTTTTATTTGGTTCAAATTCTACTATATCAATTCTAGAAAAGATGCTAGGAGATATGATGATGATGTCGTTGATGCTCCATTCAAGTATATCTTGGTCTATTCTATAATTCATATAATTCCAGCCGCGCCCAGCACAAGATTTAGAAATACACTCATACTCAAGTTTTTCTGCCAGATAAGTCCCCCAATACGAAACTCCTTTAAAATCACGAAGCCCAGTAGCGAAATCTAGAAGATGCGGTTCCCCGTCTTTTTCTAACCCGAACGGCTCGCTGAAACTACACCCATATATCCAAAGTTTATTCATAGTGAAACAGACTCTTGAACAAAATTAATTGCTCTTTTGCTTGACGTTCGAATATTTGTTGTCCAAACACGGTGTTAGGTCTTCCATCAATCATAGTGGGATGTTGCAGCTCCGCGGGAGTTGCATTGAATACCCAACAACTTTCAGGAATCATTTCTCTGGATTTCAGCACTGTGACCCCAACCTTCAGCTTCGCGCACGCATACTGAACAGCTCTACTGAATCCCCCATCACCGTATATATGTAGATGGTCTAGATGCAATGGTTCCAGTATGGAGTACACGCCTACCCAGTCAGTATTGCATCCATATTTTTTACCGTTTCTCACAAGAACTGTATTCACAGCTCCAATTTTTCTTGCATCTTCATCCAATATATCAATGAAATCTACAGCATTGCATTTGTGCGGTGATGCTAGGGCAGCTCCTGCAAAATTCATGAGTTGTATAATAGAAAAAACATCTTCTGTGGAGTCGCACTTCACCGGCAGATATATGGCATTTACATCATTCTCCTGGAAGGCCATGTTAAAGAACCTAGCCCCATTGTTGCCAGGGTTTTTTGAAAACGACCCAAATATTTTAGTTTCTTTGTTGATAATCATATAACATTTCTAGAGATTTGAACCACAGTAGTTTGGAAAACTTATCCTCATGGAGTGTAGCCATGTTTAAAAATATCAGCCCGACAATTAATAATACTTTGTCTAGGTTATAATTTTTTTCATGCAACCAACTTTCATACCGGGTGCGGCAAAGTTGCAAGGTATCAGAGACTTCATATGAATATTGAAATTCTGCTCCACTTTCATAGATGAAAAAATCATTGGTGTTTTTCATCGCATCATATGGAATAATCATGCCACCTAAAAGCTTGGCTAAATCATAATACACATCGCCGTGTTCTGTTGTTCCCCCGAAACTGTCTCTCCAATCTATGTAAAAAAACTTTTTACTGTCCCGTTGATATAATATGTTGGCAAACTGTAAATCACCGTGAAAATTCTTGCTGACTGGATTTTTAGCTAATGCATTCAGGTCCAGAGTTTCCAAGATGGTTTTCAAAGAAGGTATCATTTTTTTATTGACCATGAACGATTGTTCATAATACTGGTCGCCATGCTTTTCTAAGAAGGCGTTGATTCTATGGCGGGTTTTGTCAACATAAAAAGAAACAAAGTCAGCTTCATTCATTTCACCGGTTGTTTTAATTTCTTCTTCTAACCAAGAGAGGAAATTTTCAAAAACAGTTACATCATTTACTTTATATAGATTTTCTCCGTCTATCCAAGTATAAGACAAAAAATTCTTCCCGAACACAACATTGTTAGGGGTAAGATGTTGTATGTGTTGCCATCTTGCTTTTATGTTTTCTAGCTTTTTCCGGTCGGGAAAAAACTTGATGAATGTTCCATTAAGTTGATACACACAGTCTCCGGTATCTTTCATCAATGAAAGAGGGGCATCCTTGAAATAGCTCTTGGCCTTTAGGAAATCATCCACGTTACCTGTATCAAACCAATTTAAATGTTCGGCTTCGATGGAACTATATGCGTTGATGTCATAGAAGGCTGAAACGATTTCGCCTTCCTTGATATTGTTTTCCAGACACTTCCAAAAAGTCTCATATTCATATATCCCTGCTATTCCAGAAAAAGCATAGGAAAACCCGGTAGCTGATTTATTCTTCAAGTCAGTGATTTGATTATTGTTGACATCCACCGTGGCGTATTTTTCTGGGTAGGCAGTAGGGTACACACCCAACCAATTTTTTGACAGACCCGGAATTTCATCGTCAATGATGGCGTCACCTGTAATGAAATAGAATGGCTTTTGCAAATGTTGCTTGCATTGCAGGGCGCTATATCCAGGTCCAGCCGAGCTACTAGTATAATCATCAACATAGACATATTTTATGTTTCTGTCAGAATGAACCAGGTCACAATATTCTTGGACCACCTCTCCATTATAACCTAATGCGATAACAATCTCCCATTTTAGGGGGAATTTTTCTATGATGTGACTCAGGACTGCCTTGTTGTTTAACGGCAACAATGCTTTGTTCATGGTTTTAGATACAGGGTGCATACGTGTACCTAGCCCTGCGCATAAAATCAACACTGCGGGTTCTTGATGTTCCGTTTCAATTCTCCCACTGGGTCGGCTGGTGTCATCTTCAATTCGTATCACATCATCTACTTCTGGCGTGGATACTTCTTGTAATATTACATCGGTTAAAGCAACAACTCTATGCTTCATGGGCGGCTTTACATTGAAGTATTCCCCTGCTGACATGATTGTTTTTTGTATCACACCCTGGTCATCTTCTAGCCACACTTCGGCTTTTCCAGAAATGAGGTAGTTTGTTTCAATTTTTCTTTCATGAAACTGGAGAGATGTTCTGTGCCCCGCATTCAAATAGATTCTTTTATAACAATAAAAATCATTTACTTCCAACCATTCTTCTTTGCCCCATGGCTTGTTTATTATTTTCATATCAAATCCATCCGTTCGAACGTAGTTTGTTCATCACTGTAGTAAATGCCACATAGTGTCCATTTTCTGAAGTATGCTTTGTTTTTAAGCTATCTGGATATTGTAATGCCAATTTCCCCCACGAAACATTGCATTGATTCAACGGGTCAATGAAGTCGAGGCATTCTGGGTCGTCATTGAGAATTAAATGGCGTACACCTTTCTTCTTCAGATATAAATGGGTTAACGCTACTATTCCAACATCATACCATTTTTGTATTTTGTCATCATGGATGTTCTTGTAATATTCATATAACAAACGCATTTTTTCTGGAGATTCAGTATTGAATCTCTGATAATAACCAGAGTATTTATCATGATTCAAATATGTCTCCACGTAATCTACAATACCTCGGTAATTCTCGGTTAACATTTCTCCCGTATAGTTCTCATCTTTTGCTAAAGGATGCTCGTACAATGTTTTATAACTATTCTCACCATACGGAGGATATTGGTGGTAATTCACCGATTCATTATTCACTGCTACTGAGGAAGGCGTCCCGGTTGAAAACCATTCCGTCCTGTCATATGATGTATTACCTACTATTAACAAGTCCATGTCTGAAAATTTTTCTACTGCATACAACGCCTGCAACCGTATGGAAAAATGTGTGCTAGACCCCTTGGCTAAATTTACTAAATCTAATCCCAATTCTCGGGAAAGTAAAGCACCGAAAGAATCTTTGTGTAATTCTACACATCCTATTCCAATTGCAAATGAATCGCCACATACAACTATTTTTTTTCGAGGTTCTGTATTGTTCATTGGGATGCCATTATATTAATTTATTGTTAGTGAGATATGCTGCTAGTTCTTCTGCCCACAATTTGTGTGATTCGGGAGACGGATGCCAACCATTTAAAACAGGTGCTTCTCCGTTTTTCCTGATAAAACTCAAAAAGGTATTGTTTGGTGCATCTTTATTATAAAACCGTATAGGGTCTATGGTTTTCCATATACTACGATAATCATAATAATCATGGAACCGCTCTGGAGAATTGTTTTTGAACACCGTGTACCCGTCTAACTGTAATTTATCAACTTCATGTGAAATATTCAAGTCAGTCCATGCAGTAACATCTAATTGTGACACTTGATAGAAAGAATTATAGCACATCCATTTAATTTTATGAGACTCACAAAAGCTTTGCAATAGAAGATTGTTCATGACAAAGCGAGGGATAAATTCTTCTTCGTTCCACAAGTAATTCACATATAATTTCCAAAATTCCTCTTGAGGCGCTGCATTAAAATGTTCAACATTTGGCCACACTCTAAACCGGTGAGAAAGTTCGCTATCTTTGTACCAAAAGAAATTTCTTTCGGGCGATGACCAACCCACAATCACTAACAAATTGTCTAAATTTTTCTTTGGAACAATATAATTCTTTGTGATGTGACTGATAACGCGGTTCAATATTGTTCCGTTATCATCTGCGGGCCATGAAAGATTATATACATTGGCATCTAATATCTCGCTTAGATATGATGTCCAAATTTTAGGTGCACGATATTCATCGTTTTCTTGTAAAAAATCATAGGCACCTGGGTGCACATTCGCTGGATATCTTTTTGCAATAGTTGGGTCTACTATTTCACACCCAAAAGTCCAAGAATCACCGTCAGCTATTATCTCTAACGTCATACCCCCCCTAGTTCAAGACCTGTTTCCAATTGGTACCATTCATACCCTATTTTAAAAATCTTATCTGCATCATCAATGCTGTCTAGCCCCTCACAATCATTGCGTACAACTGCATATTGATATCTATCGTTGCATGTAGGATATATACCGTGCTGTGTCATATACTCATATAAAGTCACACCGGGCCCATAAAATGAAAAATAGTCTATAAGGCCACTGGCCTGAATATGTTGTTTATGCGTCTCAGAATATTTTAGTTTTGAATACCTGTAAGTGTTCCCCAATATGTCCATGGTGTTACTATCGCCGTAAAACATAACATCGCTGAAATTATTTCCATTGAATTCTCTGGGAAATTTGCTGATGGGGGTGGTGGTATATGCTATTAGTGGTTTTATGTTGAAGAAATTGAAAAATGTGTCTGGCTGAAATATAACATCAAGCCGCGATTTGACAACAACATCATACTTGAAATTGTTCTTTACTTCATACAGTCTTTTATGGTGCATACTTTTCATGAAACTGTAGAACAATCCATCCCACGCATTGGGAAATTTTTCTTTATTGAAAGTTTCTACTTCAAAATACTTTGGATTGTATACAGAAGAAATTTCATGAACGTCATCAGCAGGGACATCCCATGTGTTCCATTGTTTCGCCTTTTTTTTCCGCCAACTATTATTATGCCAAGTGTGTATAAAATAGTCTACTTGCACATCTTCATTGCTTTTTGAATAATCAAAAAAGCGCAGAATATTTTTATGGGCAGTTTTCCATGTTCTAGATTGGCCAGACAAACATACAGCTATTCTCATAATTACTCCTTAGTAATCTCTTAACACGCCAGGGTCAACATATAATTTTGCTATGTCAATTTTCAACATGTTTATATAGTAACAAAACACCACTTCAGGCAAAACACCATGGAAGAACAACGTTCTGGGAATACACAATAACCAATCATAAAAATTGCAAATTAAATCATAGGTTAACGAGTCGGCAATAAAACAAATATCACCGACGCGATAAAAAGGCCAATTAATATCCATCCCTGTGTGAACACTATACATTGTGTTTGTCGGGTGAGTATACTTTCGCTCTAAGTATATGTTTGACCCCAGGGGGATATTCCTCCATTTATCAAAATTGCTGAGGGTTGATATATTAAATTCTGTTTGATTATTCATGTCTAAATCAAAGCGATACCGTATACACCAATCATATTCCTCTCCCATTTGCAACTCATAATCTCGTTTCAATAAAGCTACTCGTTGCATGCTGTAAAACTGGCTAGCTGACCAACCTACGGGAGCTGGCGTATCACCACACATAGCATCATACACTATTTTCATCGACTTATCAATATCTTCTATCAAGTATTTTTTAGGTTGATAAAATTCTAACAAGCTTTGCATCTCATCATTGGAAATATGAATACTGCTTTTTCTATAGATATCCGTAAGATAAGCATTAACAGCGGGGCTACCCATCTGTATATTAGTTGTGGTATTGAAATCCCAGGCGTGGATGAACGTGTCAATTACACAGCCTTGATGGTTTTTCTTGATACTTTCCACAAACTCAGTGAAACTTGCCTGAGCGCTTTTCCAAGCTCTGGGTTGTCCGCTTAAACATATAGCTATTTTCATATCAAATCTCTTTGAGGTGCGAAATAAAACTGCTCACATTCAAAACATTTTTCGTATTCTTGCAAGATTGCATACTCCAGACATTCTAGTTTAACACAACAATAACCATCTCCGAGGTTACCTAACTTTATTGAGTGATTTTTTAAATGGTTGACAAACGTTTTGGTATTATCTTGTTGATTCTCGAAAAAATATTGTTTAGCTAACTTCATTAAATTTGGTGTACTGACCCAACAAACATCATTCACGTGGGAGGCCGTATTCCAATCTGGTCTAAGATTCTCGACTAGAAATACATCCGTGGTTCTATTCTTGAGAAATGCAGTCAACACTTCTTTTAGAAAATTTCTGCCAGGTCGAAACATGATATCAGGGCGCAATTTCACAATTAAATCAAATTCTTCACCTGTCGATGTAGTATAATTTTCTAGTAATTCCAAACTTTTATACCAAGAATAAAATAAAGAATAGAAGTGTAAATTATTTTCAGTATAATGGTTTTTTACCTCATCATAGTTTTCTATACTGAAATCCTGAATGTTGTATAATTCTTTGAATGTCTTTAAATCTTCCCAGTCGGCAGAAACTACTTCAGGCAAAACTACATTTCCTGTGCGAACATACGGCTTTCGTGTGTTGATATCCCACAGGTGTGCAAAAAACACACAATCTTGATATGCCTCTCCTAAATAACTTTTTATATTTGGATGGGCATGTACACCTCCCCTCAGCTGGGAACTAAAACACACTGCAATTTTCATGGGTTGTTCAGGAATCTCGGCAGAAATGTAAAAATCCACTCAACTCCGGAAATGTATCTTGAAATGAGGTTCCTCTACGCTTATCATATTCAGTGATGTATGAAGCAAAGTTCTGACGCTGGGCAATATTTTCTGGCTTTTTAGCTCCCATCTGATGCAACACCACATAGTACAATCTTTGCATTCTATGTATTTCGTAATCATAGAATCCTTTAGCAGCTAATGGCGACCATCCTCCCACTTGTTGATTTTTATGCATGAATGTCACAGAGTCCTCAATGAACGGCAGGAAATTTTCTGTCAACACCCACGCAGACAGGAACGCTGGGTGCCGTAGATAAGGCACATCAACACTAAGGGGCAGCTGGCGCTTATGCGCGTCAGAATATCTCAACTTCAACTCCAGCATGTCTCGGAGAAAATCCGTGAATGATGTCACTGACAATAAATTGTAAGTACACATCAATGTTACTTTGCTATCTGGTATTTCTGCTAGAATCCTGTTCAAATTGGACAACCAATAGTTGTAATCTAACCCAAATCGTATGTACTCAGCTTTTTTGCCATGAGCTTCATTGCTAGTAAACATTTTGAATTCTTTCACTGCTTTTTTATCTTGGATAATTGTCATCTTTTCAATAAACTTATCAATTAGCTCCTTGGAAGCACCTAGGTTGCTATTAACACTGAACTCCATGTGGGGTTGTGGGTTCTCAATGAGATAATCCAAGACTTTAAACGTGTTCTTGCTCAATAAAGGTTCCCCACCTGTGATTCTGAACGTGTGCAAATCCTTTACTGCATCAGGCCACCATTTCCAAAATGCTTCAATGTATGGATTGTGTTCGGATTGCAAAATAGGCATCCCACTTCCTTTTTGCAAATGACTGATGGCATTGAAAGATCCATGAGGCAATTCATAGTGCCCGTGTTGCTTGATTTCTTGCATCCATGTAGTGGAGTATGAAGGAGAACAATAAGCACACTTGAAATTGCAAGTAGTATCAAAATCAACTTCCATATAGGAAGGATTCACATTGGTGTCCCAGGGCGCACTTGAAATTTTTTGAATGTGCGGCTGAGCCCAAGCTTCTGCACTTTTCGTGATTCTATCACTAAACGAGTCTGATTGGTTTTGGACAGATTTTGCTGTATCTTCCACGCGCCAGCAATAATCACATTCAGCTGGTCGTTCACCATTCAACATCAATCGTCGTTGTTCTTTTTTGAATGGTGTGTTATGTAGAATAGATGGGTCTGCACCCAATCCCGCTAAAGGGATCGGGTGTACCGCGGGATGATGGCAACTGTGATTGGTTCCAGTTCCGAGATGGAGAGTGACCTGCTGCCATTTAGCAGCACACATGGTCGGACTAACCCCATCTAAAATTTTTTTAGTTTTTTCAAAATTATCTAACGCGCTATTGCTCATAAATTATATCCTATGGTCATGTATCTAGTGAACTGCTTACAATCCAACTCACCCGCATATTTATATACATTTAACGGATTCATTTTTTTAAAATCTTCTAGTGTGCTAGAACACCGAACATGTTCTGTGCATGAAAAAAAATTGTTTCCTTGCAAAACAACAGGCACTAATTTTGGAATTTGAACCGCCCAGGCATCAAATATGTGTTGTGCAACATGTTCAGTGCTGGTGTTTATCACAAGTGAAGGAGTTTCTGGAAACACAAAATCTTTCATGTCTGCTGTTATGAACGTAACGTCAGGATTCATCTGTTCACCAATAATCTTGGAATTGGCATCTAAATCTATGCTATAAACTGCATGAATGTGTTTGTGTGTGTCGCGTAACATGCCCCCCAACACACCATACCACCCACCAAACACATATACTGACTTATAACAATCCATGTTCAACGTATTCAATGTGTCAATCAGCCATTGTTTGCTGGTGAGTTGACTTTCCCAAAAACTTTCAAGGATTCTGTGCTGCTCATCACCATGAGTTGCCCGAATAACATTCATCCATTGAATGATTCTCGCTGAAGATACCATGTTACCGGTAAATAAACGGGTCGCGTTTTCGTAATTCTTGTAGTTTTCTCTTAGTCTTGTATTTCATCAAATACTTCAATAAAAAATCCACAAGTCTATCAACGAATTTTAAAATCATAATCGTGTTACCACGGGTGCGAGAAAAGTTAAATCATCCTTGTATAACTCCTTTAAAACATCATTTATTTCCATTAATTTAAAAAAATCTATACCAGATATTTTGAAATTCAACTCTGGGTTGTCCAGAGCTGTGGTGTGTGGGATTTTTTTACCAAAAGTTAAATATAACCATTTACTATAATCTGCAACATCATACACCGTATAATTTTGCACCTCTTCTCCGGTTGAAGCATGATGGAGACAACGGTCTTCCTCATTCTTTGCAAAATAGCTGTGCTGAGGTTGTGTATGCATATCGTTCTTGTAGTGTTTTTCTATGAGAGGTAACGCACTATACAAATTATCCCAGATGGTAACTTTCTTCTTATACTCCTTGTTAAGAATCACTGCCATTTCATCAGTTTTTGAAGGGGTTACGGCGAATGCTACGAAGTGTGCATAGAACGATAAAAACCTTTCTATTGGATTACGATAAAAAAATATTTTATTTAACTTTTTGTCACTTGTTATAGTTTTAAACGCATTCTTACCGATTTGTGTATTTAAGTTTAGATGTATTAGATGATATACATCCGTACTATGCAGCAAATGTGTACTACCATTTCGATATGGCACTGCAAATAAACTATTGGTATTTTCGTGATAGAACATTCTCATATTTAAATTACCCGATATTCTAAAGAACGATTGGTGATAATGAACTGCGCGAAGTTGGCATGTGTTTGTGGGGTGTGATGCCCGCCGGGACATAGTACCTGATGAATCAAACGATGAATCAAACTCTAATATTCAAGACTCGCCGTGTTTTCTGCCTTCTGTATATATCTCCGCATCATCCTACGGTATAACGTTCAAGAGAAGTGTTTAATTGCGAGTTCACCCTGATGAATTTAACTTTTTCATGAAGTTGTGAGATGGTATCGGCGTTCACATAAGCACATGCCGAGCGAATCCCCCCTAAAATGTGGGCAATGGTGTATTCCACGGGTCCTTTATAGGGAATTTCAACAATTCTGCCCTCGGAACTCCGATATTTTTTGATTGCGCCATGTTTTTCTTGGGCTTCGCTACTGCTCATCCCATAAAATCTCACTTTTCCATCATAAATGTCTTGTTCCGACTCATCATGACCGGCAAAAATGCTTCCTGCCATGACCATGTCGGCGCCTGCGCCGTATGCTTTGGAAAAATCACCAGGATAAACACATCCCCCATCAGAAACAACACCTCCCTGAACACTATCAGCGGCAGATACACATTCCAACAGAGCGGAAAACTGTGGATACCCAACTCCTGCGACCTGCCGCGTGGTGCAAACTGCACCTGTTCCAATTCCTACACGCGCCAAGTCGGCGCCACATGCGATAATACGCTCAACAGCTTCAGGAGTGACAACGGTGCCCGCTATAATGAAACTATCAGGGATATTATCACGAACTTTTGTAATAAAATCATAAAGTGGGTTCATATACCCATTGGCGACATCAATGACAATCTTCGGTGTAGGTATTCCGTGTGATTTGAGCATTGATGCAATGGTTATTGCCTTGTCAAGGTCAGCATCCGACATTCCAATTGTAATAAACAGTTTGTCATTTGACTGAATAGTACTTGTTGATGAACTCAACTCAGTTTCCCAATCTTCAATGGTGTGATGTTTCACGATAGCCGTGAACACTTCAAATTGTGATAATGTACGATTCATACTAAACGTGCCCACTCCATCCATGTTCGCGGCAACAATGGGGACACCGGTAATGTATGCTCCCCATCGTCCTGTGAGTTGCTGTGTTACCGTTACTTGGCTGCGTGAAGTAATATCAGTAAACTGGGGAACAATTAACACATCATCAAAATCAAGTTTTACATCCATGGTGTTATCCCTTTGTGACGGTCTCGTATAAGGTTTCAAAATCCTTGTGCATTTCAACTTCCTCATTGAAATTGCCCTTGTGATATGTGCGAGCAAGTTTATTCAAGACCTTTCTGTTCAATTGTAGTTCATCACAAATATCTTTCTTGATATTTTTTAGTAAATCGCGCTCTGCCTCCGTCCTTGACATGCTGGTGCTAATATCTTTCAGGGCATCGAGCAGCTTGAGTTTATCCGCTGGTGTTGTGGGTAGTGTCATTGAGAATTCTCCATAAATTAAAATGTTCACCTGGGTCGTTTTTCCTTCCACGAGGGAAGGCAATATCCTCATGTCCTAAAATAGGTTTTGTTTTACTATCAGGATATCGGGTGTTAATGTACTGCACAAGTTTTTTCAAACTCGCATACTGCTTTTCCGTGTAATTGGCGTAGCTTGTTCCTTGCAAGCACACACCAATACTAAATGCATTCCATCCTGTGATAGTTTGCCAAGCACTGATTCCTGCGTGATTGGCAATATATTGTAAATCCATGAACTGATAAATTTTCCCGTCACGAGTAATAAAGTAATGATAGGATAATTTTCTTGCGCGAAGTATCAATCGTGTTGTTTTTGGTCCAAGATTTCCCCCGTCGTTATGAATGACAATGTAATTTTGTGTTGTGTCGCGTGGGGATGTAACAGGTAATGGAAGTTTTGTTATTGGTAGTTGTAACGCCAATAAGAGAAATAACATAATTGGGATTAAACCGTCTCAATGGTAAATACCTGTTCTTGCCGAGCAATTTGCTCCTTGAGTGCCATCACATGAGATGCACCAAGAGCAGTTGCCTCAATCATTAGCGAGGCAAGATTCTGCAGCGTGAGTTTCACTTCGTTCGGATGTTGCATCAGATGACTCCTGTGGTATTGTGTCTTGGGGAATGTTGCGTAATTCCCACCATGGTTTCTTCGCACCAAAAATTCTTGTGTAATTGGCTTCCTCAACTTCTTTGGTCACACAGCATGGGCGTTTTTTGCTACCTTTTCCATTCATAACACCTACAATCTTTTCGTGTGTTGTTGCATAATTAATCCTGTCTTATATACTAGAAATATACACTCATTCACCGCTCGGGTCAACACTAAATTTAATATGGTTGTACCAGACTCGTTTCATGTAATTGTTCCCATTTCATTTCAAAATCATCAAGGTCCCTGAACATAACATCGTCGGTAAGGGCCGGTGCAACATATAGATATCCATCCCCTCGGTATGAAACACCCAACCGGGTATGAAGCGGATGGTTCACATCATAAATCTCATCGCTATACACATAGTAATCAGCTATAATGGTAAGATGATTCTGATACATCGTGTGCATCTTTTGCATACTTGCAAAATCCACGTCAAGCATTCCAACATAGGGAGTAAGCTGTTTGTTACGGTCATGGGTTGTGTTAACTGTACGCAATCGTGACATAATAAAAAATTTCTTCATCCACTTTTTTTCATCTGTAGGAATTATACAGATTGTCTTAAAAATACGGTCTTCGATAATTCGTTTACTCATACGTTCAGAAAATATTGGTTGAACCTTTATTACTGGCAATGGTGAGGTATTACATAATTTTTCGTATTTTGCATCTTCCTGGTCAACTGTTAATCTGTATTTTGGATTAAATGTTTCCTCTAGAGGTAAATCATGTCCAAGCGATGCTATAAGTTGAGCCATTAATGTTGTAGACCCAGTTTTCGGCAATGATAAAATACAATACATTTCCTAGTCGTTTCCCTTAACAATTCCAAATTGAATCCACTTATACCATACTCGCTCATGCACATAATATAATATTAATTTCGTGATGACTTCCACACCACCAATCGTGAGTCCGAGCTTCCAATCACCAGTTAACACCCCCGCAATAACCATGGTGTCTATGCTGCCCAGTATGCGCCAACTGAACGCCTTTGCAATATGTCTTTTGTGTTCAATCATGCCTTCATTTCCTTGCGAATATTAGTGGCAGAAATGCTTTCCGTTGCTGCATCAAGATTGATTTTCTCGACAACATACCCCACATCTCGTCCATAGTAGACACCACAGATGTTTGGAGCAGCAACAACAATGTATTTATTCTTGTATTCCATAAGCTTTTCTTCAATGCCTTCAACAATTTTATTGTAATCAAATGGATTTTTTTCATCAAGTCCATGTGTATCACGAACCATAATCATGACTTGTCCTTGTTTTTCCAAAATGGTTTCAAACAATTTCTTATGTCCATCATGAAACGGTTGGAATCGCCCAATCATTAATCCTGTGGGATGTTGATTTTGAAATCCTTTCATGGTATCAATATGTTCAATGATTTGTTCGGACTGAGTTACCACATCACCCAACGCAGTAATTCGGAAGTCCACGTGGTCAGGTCGTTGAAATACTTTATTTGTATCTTCGAACCGCCCCTCACTAATTGTATCCATGAACACAACATACTCGGCATCAAACAGGGCGCGTGTTTCATCAGTGGGACATACGAAGTCGGCAATGGCATACTCTTTTTCATAATCCCATAGTGCCATGGTACATAAATCACTCATGCGCCGCGCCTGAATAATTCGTCCCGCTTCACTGAAATCCCAATCATTGAATTGAGTGCGAACTTCATCGGCATTGAAATATCCTGCATGTAATTGCTTTGCCAACTCTTTCGCCAATGTTGTTTTGCCCGAGCCGGGCAAACCCATAACTAAAATTTTCATATTGTCTCCGGTGATGTTGACCACGTGATAGTTTTAACGTCTGTTTCTGCGCGTAGCACCTTCTCAATTTTTTCCTTGAATTCACCAATGCGAAGTGCTTCCTGCAACAATCTATTATGCACATATCGGAATGCATCCACTGTTTCCAATACATCCACTTTATTGATAATTAAATTGGTCACACCATTAATGTTTGCCGCCCGAATAACGCCGTCAAGGTCGAGCCATCGCACTTTGCGTTTGCGTCCTGTTGTTGCTCCAAACTCCCCACCCATTAATTGGATTTTTTGAAAAATTGGATTATCCTCGTCGGTGTAATGCGTTTTAAATCCTGAATAGGTTTCATAGGCTTTCATAATCCCATAAATGTTTTGTATTTTATGTGGAGCAATACCATTCAGACAGGCAGACCCTACAGTGCAATGTGAACTCGTGACATAGGGATAATCACCCCAATCAACATCAATTTGGAAGCCTTGGGCACCTTCACATAGAATACGACATGAGTTGTCTCGAAAATATCGATAGGTGTCAATGACTTGAAAGTTGTCCCAATGAAAATCCATGTCACCGATACGCTTTCCCTGTCTGCTATACTTGTCACGATATGTGGGACCAATGCCTTGTTTCGTGGTACCAATCAATGTATCCGTGGCATCTTCGTGGATGTGTTTTGCCATGGTGACATGACATCGCTCGTCAACATACACGGGAGCCGTGAACCCATGCGACTTGAGCATGAGAAGTTCGGCACATAATTTATCAATATCCACGACACACCCTAATCCAATAATACTTGGGATGTTATGGAAAATGCCTACGGGAACTTGATGCGTGACCATCTTCACGCCATCCACATAAATGGTGTGTCCTGCATTTGCTCCACCATTATAGCGCATTACCACATCATAGTTTGATGCAAGTGCATGGGCAACTTTTCCCTTGCCCGTGTCACCCGCTTGTAAATCCACAATGACATCACAATGAATAATCATATAAACAGTCCTGGGTTAGGCGCTGAAACTGCTTCCACATCCACATCCGCCCGAGGCGTTGGGATTTTTAAACGTGAATCCTGCTTCTGTCAATGTCTTGGTGTATCCCAACTCCACGCCTTCCAAATAGGAAGATGAGAAGGGATCCACAATCAGTTTGACATCATTGGCAGCGTCAATGACAAAATCATCGTCAGATGCAGCATCTTCCATTAACAAACTATATTTAAATCCCGAACACCCGCCGGGTTGAACACTCAATCGATAAAATTGAATGTCATGTTCATTGTTGGCACGAAGTTCGGTAACGGCAGCTTCGGTAATGTTCATGTTCATGGTAACTCTCCTGTGTTGATGTTTCTCTATCTATTACCGCGCGCGGTTCACAAACCGACGCAATGTGTTTATAGCTTCTTTGTTTTCAGGACGCACAAATTCCAAACGTCCTGCCGTTTTATCATCATATACCATGGCACCCAGATATTTCTGAACACTGGAACACCCCACACAGGTATGTGTGTCAGGGAGAACATTTAACCGGGATTGTGGAATAAAGGACTTACAGCGAGCACATGTTCTCATAGTTTCTCCATGATAATGATGATATCAATAAAGTTAACACATCCACACGGTGTTTGTCAAGTGTTATTTTGTTGTTAATTTATAATTGATAAGACCATTTGCAGCTGTAATGTCAGTATACGGTGATTTTGTTCCTGTGAGTGTCAATACCGAGTCACTTGATTTCAACAGGGTAAAGGTTACTTCTCCTTTATCCAACTTCTGTGTATTTAAATTGGCTTGATAATAGTTCTTCCCACCTAAAATGTTTTTCATGATGTCCATGCTTGCCGTATCTTCACTTAATTTACGAGCAATTGTTTTGCAAAAAAACACCGTGGTAGATGAATCAATATTTCTTTCTGATGCCTCATCTTTTTCTTCTTTGATTTTTTTCAGCAATTCTGTGTACACCAAGGCAACCGTTTTATCTTTATATTTACCATGTCCTTCTTTTTTAAATTCTTCGTATACTTTATATGTGTCCGGTACTAACTTTTTGGATAATTTCAGAACATCCCGAACACCTATTTCATACACCAATTCTTTGGATTTCATTGACGACTCTGTTCTCATGCCCATGGATACAGCATACCCATAGATGGTTTTTAAATAACTGGTACCTCTTCCCAACACACCGGGATTTTTCATGACAGTAGAAAAAATACCTGTGAAGAAACTCGCGGCGGCTCCACTGCCAGCTTTACTACTTATGGGAATATACTCATTGTCCGTGGTGATGAAGAAACTATCAATGGTGGGAAACGCATCATCTAAAGGCACCAGAAAATTCTTGATGCGTTTTCCTGTGAAGGGATTCACCCCGACAATGTTTCCGGAGTTTTCCAACACAGATATCCCAATTAACAATTCACCCAGATATTTTCCAAATTCATTTTTCGCAGATGTTGGCACCAAGGTTTGCCATGATATTTTTGCGGCATCATCATGTAACAGATATTGCTCCACGGAATAGTAGAATTCTGGAAACTCCCTTTCCGACACTTTGTTTTTAAAATTCATTAACATGATTTTTCGCAACTCTTGGGATGTGGAAAATGTTGCACATGGCACATCCTCGAAGCCCATCAAGTTCATGGTCACGGTGGCTGCATTCTTCACCATGTGAACGGATTGAAGATTGAATGTGACCTTATCACCGAGTTTTGTAGGCTTACCAATGTTTCCCATGAGAAACTTGTCAGGGGTGGCATCCATGACTGTTTTTAAACTGTTTTTAATTTTCTCACGGGTGCCATGTATATCCTGTTTAAATTGTTTTAATTTTGATAAATTGTCTTTGGTGTTTTTCACAACATACAGTGTTGCCTGAGACTCTCCAGATTTCACAACCGGGACAGCAATGCCTTCCGAAATGCTTCGCTCGCAAATGTCATGGGCATAATCCCCGTATTTCTCGGGATTTCCTTTTTTCGTTTGCTTAATCGGTTGCATTATTGCCTGCTAAATTGCTCATGGACCTAAGGGGTGTTGGGGGAACAAGACATCCTAGGTATTTATGCCAACATTACTCCGTCCATATTCCCTTGGGACATGCATCACGGCCGGTGGCATAAACTTTCTTGCTCAAGGGACACCCGCAGGCGCTACATAGGAACGTGGATGTCAGCGTGCTCCATGCTTTAAACTCACAGACATTGCACATGGATAATCGATGCTCGGCACGCAGGGCTTGTTCTGGTGTGGGGCGGGCAGCACGCGCCCAGGCCATGGCAATGTCTAACAGATTGGGGATTTTCATGGAAACATGGGGTACGGGGTGAAACATGACTTCTTCGTTGTTACGATGCTATTTAGTTGTTTTCTTCAGTTTCTTGCGACATGCCATGCATGTGCCGGCATGTTTCAGCAGCTTGGTGCATTCATAGGTCGAGCATTTATATCGTCCATTCATGCATTCAGGTGCTCGCTCAGGGCGGTATCCCCATTGTCCAGACATGGTGTCTCCTTGGTGAAGTAATGATGCATTGTAACTGAACATAGTAAATATATCATGAGGTCAAGGGCAGGTCAAGATGTATGAATGTAACAGATGGACCAGAATTTGGCGAAAAAAATTCTGAGAAAAAAAATTCTGAATATTATTATATGATATACATGGAGATGTATGGGTGGAAAACAGGAACGACATGTACGGGTCAATGGGGTTTAGCCCCCTGTCAGTCACGATGGTGACTAGAGATTTTCATAGGGACTCTAGGATAAAAACAGTACCCCCCTAGCCATATGACCA